ATTGACCCTATGACTAAGGAGAACGTAAACCTTGGTGGACCTGTTAAGGTTGTTGACCTACGTCAAGGAAAAGAGGAAGTTCGTAAGTGGTCATTCTCTGATGATGGTGAACTAGGCAATGGTACACGTGCCAAGGTACAGTTTGAAACCTATGCCGATGGTAATGGTGTACGACTAAATGGCATTGCTGTTACTGAGTTGGTGGAACGTACAAGCGAACCATCAGAAGATGACATGATCTTTTCTGCGGCAGTGTAATGCAGGTCCAGATTAGTTTTGTAATGGATAAAGATGAGGACGGGGTTTCAGGCTCCGTCACCATCGAAAGAGCAGAGGTAGATAGTCTAAATGATCTCTTACATTTATATCATGATGCTGCCCTATCAGCGGGATACACATACGTGGAATCCATCGGGGCGCACAAGGAAGGTGGCGAATATGATTGGTCGGCTTTCTGATGCAGTACGGAAAGGCTTTAATCGACGGTGATGTATTCGCCTATCGTGCAGCGTTTTCTACAGAGGGTGAATCTAAAAGGAATGCCCGTGTCAAAGTTGACGAGATACTACAGATGTCTATTGAGTACGTTTGTGGTTGGCCTTGGAATGAAGAAGACTACCAAATCTACATAACAGGTAGTGGCTATCAGTTCAGGCACGATATAGCTAAAACACATGTATACAAAGGTAACAGGTCCAAACGTGAAAAGCCTGAACACCTTCAATATATACGTGACTATATGATCTCTGATTGGCAAACAGTTGTCAGTGTGGAACAAGAAGCAGACGACTGTCTGGCGATACATGCTACAGAACTCGACCATGACTGTACTATTGTGTCGGTAGATAAAGATATGCTACAGGTTCCATGCTGGCACTACAACCCAGTTAAGAATACAATGAAGAAGGTTACCCCTAGCGAGGGAATTAAGTTCTTCTACACTCAAATATTAACTGGTGATAGTGCTGACAACATACACGGCATACCTCAAGTAGGTCCTAAACGTGCTGAGAAGATACTTAAGGGTGCTAATTCAGAACGTGACTTATGGAATGAGGTTCTTACAGCCTACAAGGGTGATGTAGACCGTGCAGTGGAAAATGCCAGATTACTCTGGCTACGGCGATACGAAGGTGAAATATGGCAACCACCAGACAAGCGATAAAGTATGGCTATCGCTCTGGTCTAGAAAAGAGGGTATCACAGGAATTAGAGGAAGCTGGTGTTAAGTATGAGTATGAGACACAAAAGATTAAGTACCGTGTCGAAGAGGATCGTACCTATACACCAGACTTCATCTTACCCAACGGTATCATAGTTGAGACAAAGGGCCGTTTCACAACAGCAGATAGAAAAAAACATCTGCTGATACAGAAGCAACACCCGATGTACGACATCAGGTTTGTGTTCCAGAACTCTAGGGCAAAGTTATACAAAGGTGCAAAGACTACTTATGCACAATGGTGTGACAAGAATGGGTTTATGTACGCAGACAAGTCTATACCAGAGGAATGGTTATGAGTTTAGTAGACTATATACAAGCATACGATGCTATCGAACAAGAAGACGACATAGATAAACTAAAACATATGTCTAAATTCATATTGGTTGGTCGTGCCATGAACGACAAAAACCTATCTGAGGAAGAGGCTATAGCTTTGGCAGAATACAGTTCGATAGATTTAGGTATGGCAGAAGAGGTTATAATACACTGATGGGAAAGAGATCACAATTTGAAAGGGTACCTAGGGACTTCTACCCTACACCAGAAGAAGCTGTTAAACCTCTAGTAGATCACCTACCACAAAATGGTTTTAGCTTTGTAGAGCCTTGTGCAGGTGACGGTAGACTTGTAGATCATATCGAACGATTGACTGAGTATTCAGGTAACTGTCACTTTGCTTGCGACATAGAACCACAAAGAAGTGATATACATAAATGGGACGCTTTAGATATTACTATATTTAATGTTCAGGATATAGATTTGTGTATTACCAACCCACCGTGGGAACGTAACTTCTTACATAACTTTATAGACAAGTGGCTTGATATTATGCCTACTTGGTTACTGTTTGATGCAGACTGGATGCATACTAAGCAATCGGCAACACTTATGACTTACTGTTCTAAGATTGTGAGTGTGGGAAGAGTTAAGTGGGTCGAGGGGTCTAAACATACAGGTAAAGATAATTGTGCGTGGTACCTGTTCGACAGAAACCACAGAGGTGCAACAGAGTTTTATGGAAGGTTGATAGAGTGATCAGTAGAGAAGACATAGAAGCGTTTGAGTACTTTAGCCAAACAGAGATGGAGATGAACGTATATCAAGCAGCGGCATCCAAGACAGCTATCTATAAGCATGAGCATCAGGTTATCTACCCTGCATTAGGTCTAGCAGCAGAGGCTGGTGAGGTAGCCAACAAGGTCAAGAAAATCCTACGTGACGGTAAGTTTGACCGTGAGGCTATTGCAGACGAGGTAGGCGACTGCCTATGGTATATTGCTGCATTGTGTCGTGACCTGAACGTAAGTATGTCAGACCTTGCTGCAAGCAACCTAAAGAAGCTACAGGATCGCAAGCAACGTGGGGTCCTCAGTGGAAATGGAGACAAAAGGTGACTGACATACTGACAGCAGTCTCAATATTAGCCCTTATAATTATAGGCTTTACATGGATAGCTATAAGCGAAACAAGAAAATAAATCAGGAAGAACAAGAATGAACAATATGCTCCCTACCCCCTATCAAAACTTTATTGCACTATCACGTTATGCTCGTTGGACTGGCGAGAAGCGTGAAACTTGGTCAGAGACAGTTGACCGTTACATCGACAATATTGTTAAGCCAATAGCAGGTGACGATAGCTACATCAAAGATATTCGTGATGCAATTCTGTCACTAGAGGTTATGCCATCTATGCGATCTATGATGACCGCTGGACCAGCAGCAGCCCGTGACAATACCTGTATGTATAATTGCTCTTACGTAGCTGTAGACAAGCCCAAGCGATTTGACGAGGCTATGTTTATCCTGTTGTGTGGCACGGGGGTAGGGTTCAGTGTTGAACGTCAGTATGTTCAGAAGCTACCAGAAGTACCAGAACGTCTATTCAAGTCTGAGACAACGATTGTAGTTAAGGACAGCAAAGAAGGTTGGGCTAAAGCATACCGTCAGTTGTTAGCACTGTTGTGGTCAGGTGAAATTCCACAGTGGGACATTGGATTAGTACGTCCAGCAGGTTCAAGATTAAAGACCTTTGGTGGTCGTGCATCAGGACCAGCACCACTAGTAGACTTGTTTAACTTTACTATCGACAAGTTCTTGAATGCTACAGGCCGTAAGTTGTCGTCCATTGAATGTCACGACATTATGTGTAAGATCGGGGAGATTGTCGTAGTAGGTGGTGTACGCCGTAGTGCTATGATTAGTTTGTCTAACCTATCAGACGACAAGATGCGTTATGCTAAGTCTGGTCAGTGGTATGTTGACTACGGTCATCGTGCATTGGCTAACAACTCTGTCGCTTATACAGATAAGCCAGATGCAGAGACATTCATGCGTGAGTGGACAGCCCTGATCGAAAGTAAGTCAGGTGAACGTGGCATCTTTAACCGTCAAGCGTCACAGAAGCAAGCTGCAAAGAATGGTCGTCGTGATCCAGACAGTGACTTCGGGACGAATCCGTGTAGTGAGATCATCCTCAAAAATGCGCAGTTCTGCAACCTTACTGAGTGCGTAATACGTGCTACTGACAATATAGAAGACATAGAACGTAAGGTAAAATATGCGACTATCTTAGGTACGATTCAATCTACCTATACAAAGTTTCCGTACCTCTCTAAGGATTGGCGTGATAATACGGAAGAAGAGCGTCTGTTGGGTGTAAGTCTAACAGGCATCATGGACAATCCGCTAATGACCAGTGCTAATGCTGGGTTAGCCAAAACTTTGGAGCATCTTAAAAATGTTGCGATTACTACAAATGCTGAATGGAGCGAACGTCTTGGTATCCCTCACTCTGCTGCTATCACTTGTGTCAAACCTAGTGGCACTGTCTCCCAACTCGTTGATTCTGCTAGTGGGATACACGCTCGTCACAGCCCTTATTACATCCGTACTGTTAGAGGTGACAACAAAGACCCCCTAACCAAGTTCCTGATTGATCAGGGTGTACCTAATGAGCCTGATGTGATGAAGCCTGATAACACGACAGTATTCAGCTTCCCACAGAAAGCCCCAGCAGGTGCTATAACACGTAACGATATGACAGCTATCGAACAGCTAGAAATGTGGCTGACGTATCAACGACACTGGTGTGAGCATAAGCCTAGCATTACTGTGTCAGTACGTGATTCTGAATGGGTATCTGTAGGTGCGTTTGTGTATGAGCATTTTGACGAGATGTCAGGTGTGTCATTCTTGCCACACTCAGATCATACTTATCAACAAGCACCCTATCAGGACTGCGACAAATCAGACTATGATACTTTGTCGTCGTTGATGCCTAAAGACATTGACTGGTCTAAACTGTCTGATTACGAACAAGAAGACAATACAGCAGGTATGCAGACAATGGCATGTTCTGGGGACGTATGCGAAATCGTAGACCTAACATAGGCTCTGTTAAGTCGCCCTGCATAAAGGTGTGTCGTATTGAACACAGTTATTGTGCAGGGTGCATGAGGACCATTGACGAAATACGTGATTGGTGTATAATGTCAGAGTATGAGCAGAAAAAACTCTTACATGAGTTGATGTGGAGAAAAGATGAAACCCGTAAGAAAGAAGTTTAGTCGTGCTTTGTATGAGGCATACGACAATAAAGCAAAAGACGCACTTGTCTCTCTGTTGAAGAAGAAAGGTCATACTATTGTAAACACAGAGGAGAACTACTACGTTGATGTCGTGTCTCAGAAGGGTGACTACACTTATTTTAACGAGGCAGAGGTTAAGGTAGCTTGGGATGGTGACTGGCCTACCCATTGGTCAGAGATACGCATTCCTGAACGCAAACAGAGGCTCCTAGACAAACATGGGGCAGAGAATGGTGTTCTTAACTTTTACGTATTCCGTAAGGACCTACGACAGGCATGGCGTATAAAGGATACACTACTGACCAAGGAAAGCCTAGGTACAGCCAAGGGCAGGTATATACGTAAGGGTGAACAATTCTTTCATATACCTTACACATCAGCAGAACTGGTAGAACTTAATGGATGATTGGAGTGAAGGCCCGATGATAACACCTATGACAATAGAGGAACGACAGCGATCCAAAGAACGTGACAACGTAAACAAACCTGCACACTACGGACAAGGTACTATTGAGTGTATTGAGTACATCAAAGACTTCCTGACTGACGAAGAACTGATAGGATACTACCGTGGGAATGTAGCTAAGTATCTACACCGATGGCGATACAAGAATGGTGTCGAGGACTTGAAGAAAGCCCGATGGTATCTTGAAGCACTAATACAACAACAGGAGCGTAAATGACTGTAATCGAAGGTATCCTTCTGATCAGCCTACTAGCCAATGCATATTGCCTACGTAAGATAACAAAAGCAGAGGCCGACATAGAAATGCTGTATGAAGGTACGGCTATGTGCATGAACAAATTAGGTCTATCAGAAGAGTAGACACAAAAAAAACCCCCTAGGAATTAACCTAGGGGGTTCTTTAGTATCTGGGGGGTTAGTATTCTATTCTTCTTCGACGGAATAGTTTAAGGATTCCCCTACCTATCTCTGAGGGGCTAGGAGCAAGCCACCCAAGCACCAAAAGGATTAGCAGTAGGGGGTCTAGTTCAGATATGTTTGTCACACTGTTGTCCTGTTGTACAGTCTCTACGGGACCTTCTGGTCTTAGGACAGGTCTAACAGACTTATCTACATTTGTCGTGACACCTTGGTAGTTCTCTTGTCCTACCTGTGTATTTGCAGCTACATTAGTCCCACCAGTGGGAATTAGGGATGTAAGTCCACAACTAGATAATAATAGGGTCAGAAGTATCCATCTCATTTGCTCATAGCCACTTTGTTACCCATAGGTTTACCAGCCATGTAAGCTGTAGCACCCATGTAAGCTGCAACTACACCAGTCTGTGCAATGTAGAATAGACCCAGTAGATCAGCTAAAGCATTAACACGTGAATCTGACATCATAGGTGTAAATAGAAATATGGTAAAGATGATCATCATACCCATAGCTACCCAAGCCATAAACTTTTGTGACTCAGCTTTTTCTTCACGTAACTCTACTTCGAGCATACGTTCTTTCATAGCTATTTCTTCTAGTGTGACTTTACCGTCACCATCAACATCAAAGTCAACTACCATCTAATTTCTCCGCTATTCTTCTGCTTGAAGTCATGACGACTATCTTACCATCTTTGTCGTAAACTATATACTTATTTCCGACTTTCTTTATCATGTCACCATGTATAATACAAAAGCCATAATACCAAATCCTAGTGCCAATAGTAAACCTGTTACTACCCAAGTGATTATGGCCTCTTGTAACTCAGCCTTACGGTACTCATGCTCTCTTTTCTGTTTACGTATCTTTGCCTCAATAGCTACAAGTTCGTCCCATGCCGATGGCCCCATCGTGAAACTTATATAGTCCTTGAGTTCTTTACGCATGGCATCTGCCTTACGCTTCGCAGCAAAAACTTCCAAACTTTCGGCCTCTACAGAACCTCCGATAGATTTCCACCAAGGGGGGTTCTTTACTTGTTTTTCAGCTTGACCTAGATCAGCCATATGACCAGCCCATTTTGTAAGTTGGCTACCCATATCCTGTAAGTCCTTGCCTACAGCAAACCCTTTCTTAAGGGCGTTAAACGCAACTGTGGCCCCTGAAATTATAGTAATTGGGTCCATGCCCTAATGCCTCTCTAGCAACCTATCCAATTTTGCGTCGAGTGCTTCAATCTTGTCTATGACATAAGTCATCTGATCTTTTTGTTCAGATTTAGTTACGTATTCTTTTGCTACTTCTTCACGGGTTCTGTTAAGTAATATGTTAAGTCTGTTTAATTCTACCATGCAACTTCGGATGACCCAAGCTATTATACCTATGCCACCCGTAAGGATTGCGTTCCACAACACCGTGTCATCTATCATGTCGGATAGCTATCCCAGCTAAGTTCAAAGTGTGGACCATCAGGGAAATTCTTCCAATCAGCACCACACGTGATGTCTATACCTAACTCTTCTGCTGCCGCTTTCATTGCGTCTACGATAGGGTAAAAGTATTCCCAGTCCCACGACACAGGATAAGGTACTAAGTCTACTGCATGACCTGTCAGATGTCGTGAGTTCATAGTTGTAGACTTGCCCGTCTTGACTAACTCTCGTTGACGATTGATGTGTCGTATACCCTCAAGCACAGAGAAGTCTTGCTCAGACAACTCAATCGCCCGTGATACTACTGCTACCATATCGGGATGAACACCCGACAGTTTTTGTTTACTACGTGTTCCTAATTGGTATCCCATAATATCCTCTTATGATGGTTGTGTAGGCCAAGTTGGACTACTTGGGTCTGTTGTGTTTGCAGGTAGGTCACGTAAGGCTTGGCGATACGTGGCCCACTCTTGTTTCTTAGCGTCAGTTAAAGGTCCATCTGGCACTTGTGTCCAATCAGAGGCTGCTAGTAGACCGTTTCGCTGATCTATAAAAAATGCATAATCTTGCGCATCTTGTTTTTGATCAAGAACTTCTTGTGGCTTTTGAACTAATGCGCCATCTACAACGTGGTAGTTCTCGACATCGTAAGGCCAATCTGTTACTAGTTCAAACTCAGTGTCAGCATCTCTTATATCAGTGAACGACGAGTCATGAACCGATCCACACCTCAAAACTTCACCACTAGAATTATAAATAACGTAATTTTTCATTTTATCGCTCTAGTTTAAGTACGTTAATGCGAACACCATTAGCTTGCGCAGAGTTTGCCGTGGTGTTGCTTGTTTTAAACCTAACGTCTAACGTCAAATTTCCTGTAGCAGTAGCGGTAAATACACCACCGTAGTGTATACCCCCATAATAGTTTGTCGTGTTAGGATAATGCAAGGTCATAGCAGAGAAAGACGCATTGTTTAAGAACGTATACATCTGCAAGTAATATGTATTTGCTATCCAGCTTGATAAGTTAAAGTTAGGCGTTTCAGTAGAGATGTAAAACTTGTCGCCACTGTTTGCAGATATTGTTTGTGACCATATTGTTGCCCCCCAAGTTCCGCTACTGCTTGCATAAGAACTTGATGGGGGATTATAGTATCTATCTGACGAAGAAACAGCAGCGGCTGCAATTTGTGAAGTATCTACACCGCCCGTTTTAATTATAAGGTTGCCAGAGCCATCAGTATCTAGTGTAACATTGTCGATCTGAACTTGGTTAGCGGATAGTGTACCACGGATAGACGCAGCACCAAACTCTGCATTGCCAGTGTCACGCTGGATTTGCCAGCCAGATACACCAGATACATAGTTGTCACTTTCAATATCTGTCGTTACCTGAATAGCACTTGTCACAGACCCAAAGCTAACTGTAATAGCACTAGTGGTACCATCTTTTGTTGCAGTAAATGGTGCAGACCACTCATAGACAGATGTGTCTGTAATATCTACTGCTGGTTGAGTTTGTGACCAACCAGAAGAGAGGCCCGTAAGTATTCCAGTAGAAAAGTTAAAACTAGATGCACTTGGAGATGAAGGTGAACTAGACTGTAGTGTCTGGTAGTATACACGACCAGTAGCCACAGTATCTCCGTTATCACCAGCAGCACCATTAGTACCATTAGTACCATTAGTACCATCCTGTGGATCAGCTTGTGTTGTTACTGCGCCTGTACCAGCAGAAAATCCAGAGGCATTACCTGTAAAGTCTAGTGCCTTTAGGAAGTAGTATCTAGTAGTACTTTCTGGTAAACCACCATGTACAAATTCTGTTGCAGCAGTTGATCCCAACAAGGTAGCACCAGACGTTGTATTACTAGTGTTTACATAGACCTGAACTTCTTTGAAGTCATTGTCAGTTGGGTTTACCCAAGATATAAAGTTAGACCTAAATCCACCAGAGCCACTCACACCAGTAGGTGCAGAAGGTGCTGTAGTGTCTGCTGCAATAGTTACAGTAGTTGTAGAAAGATCAGACTGTATACCTAATCTGTTACGAGAACTAATACGTAGATCATATGTCTCACCTACCTCAACACCAGTAATCCTAGCGTATAGGTTAGTGGTTATCAACGACTGATAATTTGTTTCACTAGTGCGTTTCCACTCTAGTACATAGTCGTTTACATACTTAGCATCTGTTACTGTCCAAGCTACCTCTGCATTAGCAGTTGTGGTACCATCAGATTGTATGATGATCTCTGTAGTAGGCGTACCATCGAAGCTAGGTTGAGGTGCATAGTTGTACCTAGGCAGTGTTGTGTTATTAGCTGAGAATACACTTGCCTCTGCATTCCAATCGTATGCATCAGAGGAGTTCTCTTTTAGTGTTAGATCAACTTCTAAGGCAGCACCTTCACCATAAGCGAACTTCCAAGATACAACCTCAAATACTTTTTGGTTCCAACCCATACGTGAGTTAGTTAGCTTGATGTTGTCGCCAACCCTAGCTTGAAATGCTTTAAGACCAAATCTAGCATTGACTACAATTTGCTCCCTGCTTCTAAATAGGGTTTGTTTAGCTATACGTTGGGCTTGAAGTAAATCAGCAGTAAATGGCAATGGAAGTTCTAGTGTATTTCTTACTCCACCATCTTCTGTTTCTAGGACAGAGGACGTTACCATTGGGTAGTCTGTAGGTATGAAGTCTATAAGACCTGTAGTGTTAGGGTCAGTAAAGTCATACTCAGCAGATACTTTACCTGTAACAGAGTTGTATAGGTCACGACGAGATGTCTTAGTATCAACAGAAATAGGACCACGTAGGTCGCTCTCATCAAAGACAGGGCTGATAGGGGTACGGTATTCACCTACACGTAGTACCCACTTACCTTGAGCATAGAACAAAGAACCTGCACAAGACGACAGCATAGCAGGGATAATTTCCTGTGGTGCCATGTCTCGTGTGAATACGCCATTCAGATTATAGCGATCATTTATCCAAACGTCTTGACCTTCTGAGTATTCTGTGACTTGCTCTTCACATATGTCAGCTTCTGTAGCCCATTCAACATCGTCAATTTCATCATAGTCAACATTAAGGCCATGCTCTTGGGTTAGGTAATCTAGAATACATAACGCAGGGTTATTGCTATATTCCCAAGTGGACTCAGTAGTCTTTCTGTGTGTGGATACTCCAAGACTTGAATCATAAGCGTCAGATGTGCTATCTTTACGAGGGTCATATATCTTACGCCCTTTCACGACAGCGTTGATTGTAGGAATACCGTTGGTAAATACTTTCTTGCTGTACTCAAAGTTAGTAAACAGGAAGGATGTACCGTTACCAGTGAAGTCTGTAGAGTTTACGTCTGTAGAATTATCTGTAAGTACATACAGACTAGCTAAAGCTGATGTATTGTTAGAACCATTACCTTTAAATACTTTAACAACCTTAGTAGAACCGTCTTTCCAGTCTACATGATCGACATCACCACCAAGGACAGAACCACTGCCAACATTAGCTTTAGCAACACGTGTGTCGTTGACGTAGATGTCTTCAATCTCTTCGACAGGGTGACCAGCGATACAGATAACCTGTAGTAGGTTGCTGTTGTTATCGACACTTTCGATGTATGTAATAGCACCACCAACACGGGTACGACCATAAATCACCTGCTTTGGGGAATCTGGTTGTAGTCGGTTGCTTAAGTCTGGACTAGTAGGTGTAGGTGCTTTCGGTGCTAACTGCTTTAAAGCCCACATTGTGCCAGCAGTGTAGATAGCATAAGCCGCAACTGTGGCGTAAGTGATTGCTGTACCAGCTATAGCTACGTTTAAAGCAGGGAACGCAGTAGTAAGAGCCGAAGCAATAACTGTAGGCATCCTACGTAATTGGTAGTTAGGACTTAGGAACGTAGTACCTCTTGCCCATGCGCCAAATTCATCTCTCATTTTTCACCCCATGCAAACTGTATTTCGTCTGTTGGTATAAATTGTAACTCTCTAGTCCCGACGAAAACGGAACTATCACCTAGGCATATACCAAGGGCAACTCTTGTAGTGTTGTTTCTTGACCATTTAGACGTACCAACTAAATTACCGTAAGCTACTTGTGATGTAGGTACTCTATTTAGTTTATCGTCCAGTGCTTCATGTAATTCGTTGTAGCCAAACTCTTGTTGCATCTCTTCCCTGGACAGGGGTCTATATCTCTCGTTGTAGTACCTGTCGTACCATTCGTCAGCATAACCCTTACCAGTCATCTTACGCCAAGCTACATTGGTGAATACAAAGCAGTCGTGTACACCCCAAGAAAACCTGTTGTATCTATTCTGGTCTATCCAAGTTGTCAGGTTGTGTTTCCAGTCGGGTAACATCTATTTCCATTCTACTCGTTTATCTTGAATGTCTGTTAAGAAGTCAAAGAACTTATCACCTGAATTACCACTGATACTCTGATGACTTGCTTTAGTGTATCTGGCAACCCTTGGACGTTCTAGGTCAATCAGTCTGCTTTCTACGCTAAGTGAAACATCAACAGTATCTGCTGATTCATTGATGGTCATAACATCCATGTAACCTGAGAATACCTCTGCCATGTTAGTTACACCTACAATACCTAGGTATAACTTAGCTGCACGACCTTGGTAGTTCTCAGACAGGGCAGCAGATAGGATGCTACTGTTAAGTCCGTTTAACGACAAGCTAAGACCCTGTGCTGATAGATCAAGAGCCTCTGAGGGTTCACCTATCTGTAGTAGGTTACCGACACCAATATAGGTATTTGTCGATCCATTCTCAGGTGTGAGGGATTTGTCTCCAATACCCGTCCATAGATATATGGGAGTAGAAAATTGTAGTTCTAAGGCATGGAATAACTCAACCTCACCCTCAGTGAGTTTAGCAACCATACCTGTCGGTAAAGTACGGCTCATAGTGCTTCTATTGCTCCAAATGTTAAACCATAGAAACTGGTATCATTGATTGACCAGTTAGTGTCGCTAGATGCTAGTCTGAAACGACCTTGTGGTGTTGTTAAATCTGCTGTAGCCGATGATGCACTAGCACGTAAGGCTGGCCATATTTCTAGTGTACCACTGTTAGTCTGGTCTACTAGAACCTTGTAGAGCCTCTGGTCACTGCCAGTACCTAACGAGAAGTAGTCACCAGCCTTTAGTGTGCCAGTCATAGAGACAGTAACACTACGATCTCCTGTGCTACCTGTAATAGTCGCAGAGGTGGCTGTACCTTGCGCTGAGACACCATTAGGGTCACCCAGTAGGAAAGTACCGTACTGACCTCTTAGGCTCATCAGGAAAGCTATCCATTGCTCTGCGTCATCACGTTTCATAGGTGGCAACGACACATCAGCAGTCCACATTTCCCCAGAGTAAGCATGTGCTTGACCTTGGAATGTAAATGGGGACTGACTGTAGGCTACTGCATTGACTGCATGTAACTCAATAGAGGCTATACCTGTATGTGTCGGTAATGCTAGTGGGTAAGTAATAGCCATTATGCAAAGTTCCTTCCATACGAACCGCCTCTACGTTTAGCATCAGCAACGGCTGCTTTAGATGCCTCTGCAATCTGTGGCATTAGCGATTTGATCTCAGTACGTACAGTTTGTTGTACACCAGTAGATACGTTGATGTTCTGGACGACAGTAACCCCACCACCACCTTCGACACCTAGTTTACCGTTGGGTCCACGCTTGAGTGGCATAATAGCCTCTGGTCCAGCTTCGCCCATAAGTCCCATACCGTTAGCCATTGGGAATACGGTAGGACCATTTACGACACCCCCATAAGCGAATGGCGTAATACGTCCACGTGACATAACACCACCGTCTGCGAGTAGGAATGATTTGAGGAATGATACTGCTGGGTCAATAGCTAACTCTTGGTAAAGTTGCTTGATAATGTTGTACATAAAGTTCTTGAATGCTTCATCAGCTTTCATTGTACCATCTACAATACCCATCAGCATATCACCAAAGGCATCACCTATCATGTCAACTCTGGCTGTATGTTTCTCTTGTAGTTCTGTCGCTTTACGAAGAGCCTCTTCTTCTTTTACCAAAGCATCTATTCTAGAGTTATTAACCTTTAGTCCACGTTTCTCGTACTCTTCACGTAGTTCAAGTGTTCTAGCTACCTCTTGAGATACGCCAACCTGCTTTTGCTCTAGCTTGACGGTTCTCTCAAGGTTCTTCATGTAATCATTAAGTTCTTGTGCTGGTGTTCGACCTGATTTTTTCTTAGTCTTAGTTTTAGCAGGGCTAACGTCCATTGCCATTAGTGCTGTTTCATCAGCAAAACGGTTAGCAAACAAGAAAGAACTAGCGTTAAATGCGTTTTCATAAGCACGTGCAGCTTTTTCTGCGTCATCTTCAATCTTCTTTAAGAGTTCGTCAGATATTTTTACAGCTTGGTTAAATAGTGCAGCTTCACCTTCATACCTTTGATCTATACCTCTTTGATATGCGGCATACTCTTCCTCTGCCCTTTGAGCTGTTGCTTCAAGGGCGGCAGCGTCCATAGCAGACTTAGCTTTTAACCTGTCATTTTCAATTTCTCTGATCTTCTCTTCGTCGGCTATACGTTGTAAAGTATAAGCTGATGACAGGGCGGTTCTTATAGTGTTAGCATCTTTTGCAGCTTGTTTAGCCTCTTCTGCTAACTCAGCTTCCATAGCCATAGCATCAGTTTGTATCTGCTGTAGCTTATTTAAACCTGCTTGCTTTGTGTTAATCTGATCTTGTGTAAGACCGTTCATTTGAAAGATCAAATCACGTTGATCCATGAAATGTTGGATTATCTCTAATTCAGCTTCCTTATTACCCTCTTTCATCTCAGAGAGTTTCTGCATAGAGTTTATGATGCTGTTTAGCGAACTTAGTTGATTCGCTGGGTCTTCTCTACCCTCACCACCTTGCAAAAAGGCAAGTTGGTCTACAATGTTGGTTGCTTCCCTACGTACACCAGTACGTTTTTCTCGTTTAATCGACAAGAAGTATTCTCTACTAAGGTCAAACTGCCCAGCTATTCGTGCGCCTCTAGCACCTGCGCCTTGTTGAGATACGTACTCAGACATAAGTTTGTCTAAGGCTTGATCAAAACGCATCTGCGCAATTTCTCTACGAAACTCTGCTACCTGTTGTCTAGCTTCTAGTACAAATTTAGCTAACCCGCCAAACTGTTGCCCTATCTTTGCTGTAGGTTCATTAGCTAGGTCTACAGAATCTTTCCAACCTTTTATAGAATCGGCAGCACTATCAATAGTCTCTTGTAAAGATTGTGCTTGGTTTCTAGTACCTAACAAAGCAGTACCAAGGCCACCAAGCGCAGCAATACCAAGACCAATAGCAGCACCCCAAGGCCCAGCAAAAAAACCTGCCAACTGTGAACCCTGTTGTGAGAACGCAATTAGTGGGTTAGTACCTGCTTGGACCTGCACGATAAAGTCTTGTAGCTGATAGCCAGCCTGTTGCATTGCGATTTCTTTTTGTCGCATTGCTTTACCAGAACCGTAGACTGACTTCTCAAATACTCTAAAGTCTTTTGCCGATCCTCTGGCTGCTGTTTTTAACTGGTTTAAAGAAGAGTTTAACCTTCTTGTTTCAGCATTAAATTGACGTTCTGTAATTAAGCCACGATCCATAGCCCTTTCTACATCACGTAACTCAGCTTCTAAGTTGTCCATGACTCTGACAGCACGATCAACGGGTGCTGTATCTACTTTCATCACTAACTGGATGTCATCCATGTGCAACTCCTATATAAACGGAATCTAACCGTTTTATTGCTTCAACTTCCCAAGACCTAAGAGGCGTATTAGTTAATTCCATCCAAGATTTTATCTCAGTGTAGGTCAAAGGATTAGGTCCACTAAAACCAGCAGATCGTGAATTACTTAAACTTATAAAGGCAAACCAGATGTGTTGTATCTCAGATGGAAATCTTTCTTTAGGTTCCAATCCTTGTACCTTACGTCCAGTTTGCCTTTCAACTTGTTCAAGGTGTTCTCTTTCCGTAGTACCACCACTACTAGGTTTGTCTAGTTTGAAGGTATGCTCTGCCCAATCGCAAAGTCTTTGTACTACGGCTTCGTGAAATCCAGAGAGTCGCTAACTGCTTCTTCTATCTGATCACGTATCCAGAAGACTTCATCGTAGATTTCTACTGCTTTATCTACTGAAAACTTAGGTTGTTCCCCACCAAAGGTTATGTTCCACTTTTTAGTAGTTTTAGCCAACAATGTTAAACCTGTTTGCTCTAACTCTTCGGCTGTAATCTCTACCTTTTTATTTTTAGCAGATTGCTTTAGTCTTTTGTTAGTTTGTTCGTGAATTACCTCTTTATACTCCTTTGAGTGTGGAGCATACATAGTAATTGTCATTATAGAACCATCTTCGTTCTTTAGAGGTTCCATTGTACTAGGATGTACAATCTCTACATCCACAGTATCACTTTTAGGTTTTAAGTCTTTTAAATCCATGTCGAGTCTCCTTCGGGATTTGTCGGGTAATTATAGTGGGGGATGCCAGACCCGACACCAACACCCCCCGACCCTAGCTAGGGATTACGCAGATCGTGTGATCTTTAGGTTTGTCGCTTCTGTTGTGTCATATAGAGCAACGAAGGACATAGATACTACACGACTTGTAGGACCATCTACACCCACATCAGCAGAGTTTACTTTCACACGTGGGAATAGGTATGTCATTGTGTTTGTACCGTCACCGACTTGAACCTCAAGTGCAGTTTCGGTTTCGTTGATAAAGCGGTTTACTAGTGCTGCATCTTCAAAGTATGCTGATAGCGTACCTTCTACTTCTGCACGACCAAACTCTAGGCTTGGTGCTGAGTCATCACCGATAACAAATGTAGGTGCATAACCGTTAGTGACTGTGAAGTCTAGCCCAGTGACAATAGCAGCAGATGCTAGAGTTGAACCACTATCGGCAATCTTTAAATCACCAGAGTAAGCATCAAAAGGTGCTGCACCAGATGCTGCATCCTGTGTCTTCTCTGTTGCTCCGATTGTCATATCTTTACCAACGACACCAAAGGTTGTTGTTACCATCTGGTTAGGTGCTAGTGAAACACCCATTGTGTTTACTGTACAGCCTGTGAACAAACGTGCTTGGTCGATGTCAGCAGCATAGTCTTCGATAGAAAAGAACTTAGGTGTTGTGCCAACTTTAAGTACGTTAGTTGACCATGTGTTTAGCATGGCAGCTTCTAACCAATCGTCGTAGTCTGCATCACGCAGATCGACAGCAATGTCACCAGATACCTGACGGTTACCGTGACGGTCAACACGTGGCATACGGTCTGACTGAATGTCGTTACCTGCAACACGGTCTTTAGATAGGTTTAGTGAATGAGTAGAAAAAGGTAAATTAGTGAAGTTACCAGCAGGTGTCGTACCGAAAGTGCTTTCTACAATGTACGACAGACTGGAACGTGAACCCTGTGCAAAGGCCATGAGTTATCTCCTAGTTAGTTGTATGCATACCATCCAATGGAAACAGGAACGAAGTAGAAAGGACTATCGACTATTCCCTGTGTTCTTTCTGCATAATCAATGTTTACAGTTTTACTGTTATGAGTAAGTTTAGTTGTGGCCTCAAATGCTTCCATGACATTCTTAGCTAAAGTGTCTGCCGCCGCAGGGCCAGCACCCTCTGGGACATAGCAGTTAATAGTAAAGATACCATCGTATCTCTGCTGTGGATTTAAGCCCCGTACAGTTGGGCGACGAGTAATAGGGATATACGAAACCTCTAAGTAGTTTTGCCCTGTTGTCGGATTAAAAGGTACGTTCTCATACGCAATAGAAGGTACGTCTGTTATAGAGGACAGTTGACTTTCCAAAGCAGCCCTGATGTCTTTATGAATATCTGCCATATTTGTTCCTCAACTGGTCCATAACCTTAGAATGTTTAGCATCAACATATCGAGCATGAGGTGCGCCATTCCTTAGTACTATTCTAGTTGTGTTATAGAAGTCTATCTTTGCTATATCTGACTGCATCTTTCTCATGGATTCTTGGGCCATAGATTTAGCAAAAGTTTGATCACCTTTACGTCTTGGTAAACCATGAGAAGATCGACCCCGTGGGCGACCCCTACGACCATCTGTAATCTGCCAAGAGGTTATAAAGGCACCAGTGTCTACAAAGTACTGACTTAACTTAGGCGCATCTACAGACATGTTTCTAGCAACAGCTTCTAAAGTCTCAGCGGGAAACTCTTTTAGTCTTTGCTTCTTATCGTAGAAAGACCTGTTTACTACTACCTTCATTACTCTGCAACCTCACAGGTATACATGACTGCTAACCCATTGCTGTAATGAGTGGTAACCCTGACAATGTGTACTGTGTCACCAAACCCTGAGATAGTATCACCATCATCAGGAGCAACCGCAAGACCCAACGCAGAAATTACACAACGTCTGGTACCACGCCTAAGATCAGTTTCGCCCTGAATGCCTACCTCAAAGTTATAGAAGTAAGCAAAGGCTGTATAATCTGTAGTCGCTCCACCCGACAAAGTACCCGTGGCTGGATCGTATGTTCCAGTCGTGGTTTGTTTGTGCAGTGTAACTTCTTTGCCGAAGTCCTTAATCATGTCATAAGGATCAAAGGATCGAAAAGACATCTAGACCTCCTAGTCGTAGTCTGAGCCGTAATCTTCTCCACTATAGCTTGGTGGATTACGAAAGCGATCCCTACGGAACGAGGGAGTAATGCGATTGGTGTTGGCACGTACAGCGTCTATGCCTGACTTGGTAATACCGCCAGCCTTAATACCAACAACAGCACCAGACTTCTTACCCTGATACTCTAGGCTTTCTGCTAGTTTGTTATACTGCTTTGCTAAGTCACTGTAATCAGCACTTATGGCATTGTCGATTGATGTCGTTACTTTACGTGAGTACTTGGCTGCTACTATTCTAGCACACCAAGCCCCAGCGTAATATACGTTATTATTGTTTTGAGCCAGAGCAAACGCAATCTCTTCGTTCTGCACCTGCTGGTCGTTACTATCTGTATCCCCAAGTAACAGTCGGACAGTATTCAGACGACCAGAGGCCGTTGTTGTCCTTAGATCGGTTTCCTCATAACTCCAAGCCATCAATCTACCTCATAATGCCCGTGGTTTCTACGCCAGCTACGAATAAGCCCACGCTGTTTATCTAGTATCTTAGATGTCTTACACTTGTGTTTCTCGTACATGTTAGCGTTAGGTGTCTTAGCCTTTACTTTGGCGTTGATACTCTTAACTACTTCGTGTAAACCATCTATGTTTAATTCTTCTAGTCCGTCACCAGCTTTAACTTCTTTTTCTAGTTCAGCATTGTGATGTAGCATCCTCTGATTGTAAAGGGTCATCACATTGGTTTCTGGCATGGACATTTCTTTCCATTTAAACTCTTGACCTGCTTCCCATTGTCGTCCCGCTGCACCAAAAGGTACCCGTACAAATAATGGTCGGTCAAACTGGAAAGGCATTTGTTCTTGTCGGATCATGTTACACCTATCAGTATTGGAATAAGGGGGCCACTACAGCCCCCTGAGATAATTTATAGATTACGCTACAACTGTGTCGAAGAAGTAACCCAAGTCTGCGCCTGTGACTTTCATGTCGTAGGACATTTTAACTTGGATGTGTTCTGCAACTTGCATACGCTTAAGAGCATCGTCAGAGAATGACTCAACTGTGATACCCAAGTTGTTCACACCTTGTAGGTTGTTCCATGCGAATGTCGCACCAGCCATTGGTGTCATTAGACCAGCATTACCTGCTGTGTGTACCAATAGGGCGTGTTTACCACCGATGAATGCGTTGCTTTCTGCGACACCTTCAACTGATGTGTTTTTCACTGCTTCCATGACGTAGAAGTTTTCTACTTCAAAGATTTCAGCCAACTTAGCGTTAGTGATCAATGCAGTGTTAGAGACAGTCGCACCACCGTTCAAACGTGCTAGGATGTCTGGGTGGTTGATCAAGATGTCACGCACCTCTTTACCGACAACCATTGTATTTGGCTTGAAGCCACCAGATTTTAGCTGCATAGTACGACGAGCAGTTGTTACGTCTGCGATTGGTGTACCGTTTGTATAATCTGACCACAAGTTTGATGGTGTTGATTCTGAACCCCAGATTGAAGCTGCGAAGAAGTTTGAAGCAAACTGTTCTTCACGATGGATCAATAGGCGGTTAGTTAGTGTCTGCGCACCTGCTGCACGAATGTCTAGGGCTGCGTCTTCGTTAGCAAGAGTTTGCTGGTCGAAGTCCATACCTAGGCCGTATACGTCAGCGTAGAATGATGCGTTAGATAGTGACATACCGATACGGTTGACTTCTGTACGTGGGGCTAGTGCCTGTACGTCACCTGTACGGTTCATGTTGTCACGGTCATAGATGTAGTACTTGTCAGACTGCTTGTCTACTCCGACTACTGGGAAAACCTTATCAGCGATAAAGTTAGCTTGATCTTGTACATAAGCGATTGTGAGGTTAGTCAACGGCTGGTCGATATGTACCGAATTTGGTGTTAGCAATGGCATTTTCTATATCCTTCCTATTGCTGGTTACGCCGCAGCGTTGCCGCCTTGGATTAGTTCGATAGCGATGACTTGACCGTCTACACCAGCTTCTGTAGCATAGCCCATTACAATGTTACCTGTAGAGGCTGTTACAGCGTCACCTGATGCGTCAGTTGCGACAGCAGCACCAGCAGCGATTGTGCCACCAGCAGTTACCATTACTTTACCTGACATTACGACAGTAGCAGCTTCACCAGCCGCTGGGTCATTGATGCAAACTCCAACGCAGTTTTCACCAGCAGAATCAGCTAGGTCAACCTGACCGTCCGACTCCAATGTTACGAATTTAAATTGTGCTGCTGCTAGGCTCTCACCTGCAACAAATGTCCGTGTGTCACGGGATTGCATTACAGCCATAATTATTCCCCTTTATAGCTTTTATTGATTAGGGCTTTACCTTCGTCGGTCTTAGCTACAGCAGCGTATGCTTTAGCGTACTCGCCCTTTTTCATTTTGTTTTCATCCATGTAAGATTTTACAAGGGATTCCATTTTGTCAGCAGCAGTAGCGAACTCACCGTCTGCGTCTGATTTTCCTACCTCTTCCATGCTTTCTGCGAAGGTTGCGTCAGCAGCTTTGAGGGCTTCCATTACACCCTCTACTTCACCAAACTCAGCTACTAGAGATTTAGCAACATCCTCTGCGAAATGTGGTAGGGCTTCTGTTGCACGTTTTGTTAGTTCTGCATCAGCTTTAGCTAGTTCAGCTTCTTCTAGTGCTTTAAGAATAACAGCAGGTACATCTGCTTTATTGATTTGTTCACCTTCGTACTCAATGTACTCTGGTTCAACTTTCTTTTCGATTGAGTCAGATTTGATGACGAAACCGTTTTCGATTAGAGCCTTACGTAGGTCTTCGTTCTGGATTTTCAGTGCATCGTTCTCAGCTTTCAACAGGTCCATTTCGTCGATCTCTGCTGCAACTTCATCAGACTTCTTCATGTCCTCGTCGTAGGCTTTCATAGCCTCTTCTTCGGTCATTCCTTTGTCCATGTAAGGCTTTAGTTTTGCCTTTAGGTCGTCTGACATCTTTTCTACATTATCTGTCATTTGTTCCTCTTCGGAGTTATCACGCTTGAATAGGGAAACCATAGCTTTTGCATTGGCAGGACGATCCACTAAGGATAATTCCTCTAGTTCAAGCTGTTTTAAAAGGTTAGCCATTATAGTCTTCCTTTATTGCTCTACCGCCAATGCTAAAGGCGGCTAATTCACCAGACTTGACCTTGGCCCAAACATCGTCGTTATACACTTTGAATGCGACGACCCAGCCTTCACGGTCACTCTGTATGCCAAGGGATTCACCTATCTCTTTAGTGACTGGCATGGAGTGGATAACCGCCCCAATTTGTTCCCCTTTGTGCATCTCTTTACCGACACGAACATGTTCCATAAACTTGTTTACGGCACGAACCAAAGTATCTGGCTCAATAACATCACCCTGACGGTCTACTACAGGTTCACCCTTCTCTGTTACGACTGATGCCCAACCGTATACCATACGTTGTTCATCGTCAGCTTTAAGGATTTTCCCTTCTATATTCTTTGTTAGGTCTGACACTGATGTGCCTCCTTCCCACATACGACATGACCAGTAACGGGCCGATGTCTTATCTGTTGCTGTATCACATGAATGGCGTGATCGGAAGTTGGCACGGGCCTTTGGATTGTCTCGACGTATTTCCATATTAGGGTCACCGAAGGTAACACGCTTTACTTTACTGCCATCCATAACAAAGACTTCAAACTTCTTGTTACCACCAGACAATCTACGTGGTTTGTTTAAAGTCACTTTCTCGCCTTGGTACTCTGCCTTGGCAAACTCTTCTTTCATCACTTCCTGTACAATGACCCTGAGAGCCTCTAAGCGGTCCTCTGAGGGGGCTTTCTCTTCATCAGTACGGTAGTAGTCTAAATACTCTTCATGGCTACCACAGGGCATGTATACGGCCTGTCCGTCAATTTCATGAACATGGATGGCACCACCGCACCCCATATCCATAGAACGGCTACGTGCTTCCATCTCTGTCGTGAATACGTCATTCGCATACTGTGCTTTCAGCATCTTCTTTTTCTTACCCTTACTTGATGAAGGGTGTGAAGAGGGAAGTAAGTCTTTATCGTGGTTTGCAGACTTAGAGCCGCTGACAATGCGTAGAAAGCTATTAACACGTGCCATAGCCCATTGTTCAGGGGACTTGACATTAGGGCGAACAGAACTAGGATTCGTGCGATAGGCTCCAACACCACGGTCATATACTTGCTCCAACATCCTCATAGTAACTTTGTACTTGGACTTCTTGTTGTGTTCTTTCACTTTGTTCTGTAAGGCTACTTTAGGCATTAGGGTTCACCCTCTATTGTGTTCTTAACTAGTACACCTTCGCCAAATACGCTGATGTATTGTTCACCTGAACTACCACGTAGTTGAAACTCAATATCAGACTTTTCTGTGTACTTAAATGGTATCTGTCGTTGAATGTGCATAATCTCTAGAAAGGATGTTTCAGCTACTCTTAGTTTTACACCACTAGGTAGGCACACAAAATTCCTAAAATAGATTTGTCTGTTATTCTGAGCAGCAGTAGCACAGAAAGCATCAATGCGCATTAAGTAGAAGCTGTAACCTGCTGGTACTGTATAAATACTAGCTTGGTTCTTACCTTCTCCACCACGTACTTTAGCGTATGTTACACCACCGTTAGATACTGTAATATCATTTACTGCATTACCTGATACTGTAATAACGTCATTGATACGGAAAAATTGCTGTGTCGTTGTGGCAGTACCAGCTAAAGTGACAACCTCAGAGATTTGATTGTAGTCACCATCAAGACCCACAATAAGAATTTGCACACCGTTGTCAGCTACGTTATTTGTAACGGTCATTGTTAAGGGTGTAGTGGGAAATGTGTAGGCTGTATTGTTTTCCCAACAAGGTATATAAGACGTACCCACAAGAGCATTATAACCAAAGATGTTTCTAGCAGAGTAATCGTTAGATTCACCTTTAGATATAGCTAGTGGGTTATGCTCATAGAGGTGTCGTGTCCAAGTTGTCATTAGTTCAACTCACCTACGACGACCATAACTAGGTTACCATTGTTAGGGAATGTCTCTATTGACCCATCGTTATAGGTAGCCTCAAACTCTACATAATAAGTACCGACAGTATCTGTGTCACCTGATTGCCAGTTTACTCGTACACGACCAATAAGTGGATCAGGAATGATAGCAGCACGATCAACCTTTAGTGTACCGTCTACACTTTTGATGTGAACCTGAACACTGGCACCAGTAAGGTTAATGGCGTTACCGTCAGCATCTTGTAAGTTAGCCAACATAGATGGGCTTGTGTCATTCTGCTTAATGTAGAAAGCCATTGTTATGCAACCTTATTGTATTGTTGAGTTAGTGTTACCTTGTTGAAGGACTTACCAGTCACTAGTACACCTCTACGAGAAGATGGATTACTGATGGTAATGTCTTGTCCAGTTAGAGTGAACGAACCGTTGTCTACCCCGAATGGGAATATAAACCCTACGTCTTGACCAGTTAGTACATACTGTGCATTTACGGCAGGTACTGTAATCTCTGGCGTGAAGACAACATCTTCGGCAGTAATAGAGTAGGTAGTACCATCTGCTACAAGAGACTTACCATCAATTAGTTCTGCGTCTTGTTCAGCAAGATTAAATAGGTAAGGTTCAGTAAGTACGAATGGGTAGTTTACTTTCAGCCTTACATCTTCACCACCTAGGACAAAGCTACCAGCTTCTGCAACGAAGTTGTCGTTGACATCAAAGTTAATGTCCTGACCAGTAAGAGTGTAAGATACACTATCGACTGGCAGTTGTTCAGCAACGATAAGACCTGCATCTTGTGCTGTAAACGTAAAGCTACCTTCGGCATGTGCTATACTTGTAGCTACAATTACGTCTTGACCAGTTAGTACATAACTCTCTTGTTCGACTGGGAATATATCCGCATAGTCAAAGTTGAGGTCCTGACCCGTAAGAGTAAATGATGCAGCATCGTCTACAGTAATAACTGTTGTAGGACTAATAGATGCCTCTTGACCAGTGGCAGAGAACGATCCAGAAGCATGTGATATGCTTGTATTTACGTTAGCTGCCTGACCAGTGAGTGCGTAAGTTTCTTCGCCAGCAACCAGAGTAACAGTAAATACTGTCGTCTGACCAGATAAGCTAAAGGCACCTTGACCAGCTTCTAGTGGATAGTTGATACCAGAGTCTTGTCCTGTAAGACTAAAGCTACCCTGACCTGCTACACGCTTCCATGCTGCATCCGCATCTTGCGGTGTCATAATGTAGTTGAAGTGTGCGGCTACAAGTCTTTCTGCGACAGTAAAGTCAATGTCTTGACCTGTTACAGCGTAAGTACCTTCGTCGGCTGGTTTAGTTACGACAAGAGGTGATGTCTGACCCGTTAGGGTGAATGTTGCTTCACCTGCTGTTATGGATATTGAATCAATAACGTCTTGGAATGTTAAGCTGTATGTACCTTCGTCAGCGGCAAGTTGGTAAGATAAACCTTCGCCAGCAGCAGCAAACGTGGTAGACGCTAATGGTGCAAATCCTAACATTGTTTACCCCTTACGGTTTAGTAGGCCAGTCTGCTTCTTCTAGGTAAGGCCAATTAGCGTGTGTAGTGATGTCACGTAGAGCCTGACGGTAAGCCGTTTGTTCAGCAGTCATAGTACGGTCTGATGTTGCCCACCAGTCAGTATCTCTCAGTAGATCACTTCTGTCTCTACGCATTTTGTCGGCCCATGCAGAATCTGTTTCTGCTTGATATGCAGCCTCTTTCTCAGCTTTAGTTCCATCTTCGTCGTCAGAGAACATATCTACCGCTTGCCAAGCGTAAACCCAGTTTCCGTTTGCGTCCTGTTCTACACCATTACTCTCAATCCTTTGGTAAGGACCAACAGAAGGTTTTGCTGAACTTAAAACGGGGTCTACACCAAGTGCATCAAGTACATTCTCATTCCACACTTTAGGTAATGACATATTCGGGTTGTCACGCCGTAACTCCCCTTGAGTCTTTAGTTCGCCTGTTGTGCGATCTCTATATTTAGCCATTAGTTGATTATCCTTTTGACTTTTGATTATGCGGCGATTGCGTAGTAGATGTATTGACCACCAGTACCATTGTAAGCTGTACCCCAGCCTGATTTTACTGTGAAGCCAGAAGAAGTGGGTTCTAAAATGTTTTGTGTGGTCGTCTGTGCGCTACTACTATTCCAAGCCCACCACGGGTCATTTGAACCAGACGTTATCCCACGTTCAGTATCCCAGACGAACCAACCACCACCTGACCCGTTTGTGCATTTTAGCAGTAGAAACTTTATACCGTTAGTAAAGCCGCAATCAACCGTAACATCACTACTAGACCCATTGAAACTACCAATTTTACATACGCCATCTACGCTTGCGAATAGGTAGGCTATGTATTCCATACCACTTCCGTTTGTGTCATTGTTAGTACCCACAGAAAAAACAGATGAAGTTGGACTGGTAGCATTAAACGCAGAACCATTAGTGTCTGTGTTTGCCGCCCATGTCTGATTGAGGGATAAATATTGTGTATTACCAAGAGTGCTATTATAAACTCTCCAAGTAGAACTATCGTCTACTCTTTTATACCAAATCATCTCAGGTACAACACCTAAGTTGTGAGGCACTGTTTTTGCACTACCAGTACCGTCCCAAGTAACAATATCGAAAGCCCCTCTTTGACGCTTCCACATATATGTAATGTAGTTGGTAACTAGAGTGTTCCACAAACCGTCATGAGCATCCCATCCGATTGTTGGGGACCCATCAAGATGACCACCAGTGGAATCCAGATGAAGACGCTTTCTACCGAATAGTCTACAGTAATTCCTAGTATTAGAACCACCAGTACTTTTAGTTATAAACATATCAGGGGCAAACCCTGCTGTTGCAGTTTGAGAATGATGGTCTACATAAGCCTCAGTATCTACGTTAAAGAAGTCTGACGATGAAGTTGGAGTACCTGTGTTACCTGCCCTTACAGCAATATAGTCAAAACTATCAGTACCGTAGTTGAAGTCATCAATATTACTTCCAGAACCTGCAACTTTAAATCCCCTACCTGTAGGCATAACATACTGATGTCTTTCACCAGTAACTGAGTTGTTAAAACCAAAGCTAGTGGTTTGACAGTTGGTATCATCATGGAAACGCATGGAGTCAGCTATCATCTTCCAATCAGATGTTCTGGCCCTGTTCTTAATGAACATAAACTGAGGGTGCCAACCAAGGTCAACGTCTACTTCGGAAGTACTCCCAGTGTATGAACCACAGGCAATTTTACCAGTTCCATCACCGTCTGGACCATCAGGGTCATGGGCAAATACCCACATTATATAATCTAAACCGTTTCCGTTTAAATAGCCATGCGAACCTAGTGTTACATAGTTTTCATCAACACTTATGTCACCATTACTCAGTGTAATAGGGGCTTGAACATCTGGGTTTGTTTGGAATCTATACCACTTGTTAGTACCCCCGATGTCTTTATGCCACCACATGGCATTATAACCTTCTTTGTCGTTCTTGACCATTACTGATCCGACTTGACAACCAAGGCCGTGGAAAAACTTTCTACCACTTGTAGCATCACCTACATAAGTTTGCTCTGAGAAGAACCTACCAGATGTTCTCCATACGACATCTAACATTCTGTATGAAGTACTGTTCATCTGCCAAGCAGATGTATAACCATGCCCTGTTGACGTAAAACCGTTCATGTAGGTGGCACTATAAAATTTAGTACCATAAGCACCAGTAAACTGAAACACAGGTATGGTTGGGTATATACTACTACTGTAAACCCAAGTTGTTGTTGATCTCAGGTCGTTATATTCAGTAGAAACCCAAGACGGACCTTTAGCAAACTGCTTAGTAAATAAAGCACCAGTATTGTTTGATATGTCTATACCAGTGTTGAAAGTTCTAGTTGCACCTGTACCATTCCTGACAAACTGAGTAAAAGTTTGTTCTAGTGGGACAACCTCATAAGGTTCCTCCCCACCTGCACCAGCAGCAGACTGCAACGCTTGTTGAACTCTTGTTACCATGTTTAATCCTTACGCTGATGCATCCAGTGCCAAGGCCCCGTGCCAAATTGTACCGCCATCTCTTGTCCAGAAAACGTAGATGTCTTTTTCACCTACAGCAGGTGCGTCTGGTGCGGTGCCACCTGCCCAATCTACTACTGCTGGCCAAGTTATTGTGTATGCAGTTGATGCGTCACCTGTTACTTCTATGATGAAACCTGTACTGTAACCTGATGATGCAGTACCAAATGTAAATGTAGTGTTACCTGTTAAGGTAATATCGAAAGAGCCACCGTCTGCATAAGTTACGCTTGGTGTCGTACCTGATAATGAAACATGCTTTTCACGGACAATGCCACTTGTTAGAACTATACCACTAGTGTTGATCTGCGTCTGTTCGTTACCTACAGCAAGCATTATCATATCGGTGTTCATACCAATAAAGGTATCAAGATCACCATCATGGTATATCTTATCTCTAAGATAGATGTCTTCACATTCAGATATGATGTTACCATTCATATCTAGAGTGCTACCGACTTCAACACCGCCAGTGTCTACTTTCAGCATCTCTGTGCCGCCAGCAACAACACGCCAAGTGTTTGCGGTACTGAACTGCATGTAGGTGTCATCATCACCTGTGTGTACGATCTTATCTGGTATTTCGACACCATTCGTACTGTTTGCGGAGAACTGCTCTGTGTTACCTGTAACAATCCTAAAGTCATTTGCGCCGACAAACTGTAGGTAAGTATCAGGATCACCTGAGTGATACATTGCATTACCTAGTTCAATATTACCAGTAAATGAGATAGTGCTTGAAGTGCTATCTGCTGCATCACTGCGCAAGAAGCTGCTTGCCTGAATGCCATCAACGGTATCAGCATCTAGACCAGAGCCAGAACCATCGTTACCTGCATGCCAAACGTTGTTACCATTGTAGGTAAACGTGGTTGTCCCAAGAGATAGAATGTTGGTATAGGCGATTGTAGAACCCGCAGTGCCGTTACCTGCGTGATCAATCTTCCACAGGCTGTCTGCTACAGATGTAACATCCAATATTTCATAACGGGCAGAAGGTTCGTTGCTTACTTGGTATGTAGGGTTTGTACCTTTACTTGCGTTCCAACGCATCTGTACTCGGCCTGAACCGTCTTGTACGCCCATATGGAACGAGGCTGTATTACCATGAATCTCAATTACATCAGATTGACCTGTCAGCCTTGGAGTGCCTGATGTACCAACAGCCAACATATTGACCGCCTTAACATCACCTGTAAGTGCAGGTGCCGCCAAAGGTGCATAGTAGCTACCCTGCTGCCCATCCAAAGTATCAGCATCTAGTCCAGAACCAGAACCGTCTACTGTTTTAATTTTTGTTAGTATTTCACTTGCTGTTTGATCGGCAGTGGCACCACTTTCGATACCATCAAGTTTAGCCCCATCTACTGATAAGTCACGACCATCAACGG